GAGGACATCGCGCACGATCCCGCCAACGCCTGGCGCGAGAACGTCCACGCCCAAACCGCAAAGGGCAAGAGGTTCGAGCGAGTGCGCCTCGTCGACGAACCGGCCACACCGGGGCAGGAGTTCCTCCTCGCGAGCGCGCCCGGAAACGTCGCCGCGGGCGAAGACATCCGCAACCTCACCCGCGCACAGGCGCACGAACTACGGCTGCCGGACTACGACTTCTGGCTCTTCGACTCCAAGACCGTGGCCCGCTTCGCGTTCGACGACGAGGACACCACCCTCGGCGTGTACGTCACGGAGGACCCCGCCGAAGTCCTCGCCGCCTGCCAGGCCCGCGATGCAGCCTGGCACCACGCTGTACCTACAGCAGAGTTCGCCGAACGGGTACGTTCCACCATGTGACCACTGACTTCCAGACAGCCCGGGAAGCCCTCGGCGCGCGGCTACGCGAGCTGCGCACCGAGACCGGCATGGAGGGCAAAGACCTCGCGGCCAAGCTGGGCTGGCAGCCGTCGAAGGTGTCCCGCCTCCAGAACGGGAAGCAGACCCCGACCGCGGCCGACCTCACCGCGTGGGCACAGGGCATCGGCCGGCCCGAGGCCGAAGCCGAGTTGCAGGGGCTGCGTGCCGGGCTGGACATAAAGCAGCGTCACCGGTCCTGGCGGCGGCAGCTGGCCGGCGGCTACCGCAGCCGCCAGGACATCGCGGTCCGGCAGACCCAGGACACGGACCTGATCCGCGGCCTGGAGGTGTCCCGGATTCCCGGGCTGTTCCAGACTCCGGAATACGCCCGCGCCATCTTCGACGCCAGCGCCGAGTTCCGGGGCATCCTGCCGACCACGGAGGCCGCCGTCGAGGCACGGATGCGCCGCCAAGAGGCGCTGTATGAGCCGGGCAAGTCGTTCCGGTTCCTCGTGTGCGAGGCCGCCCTGTACCACCGCTCTTGCCCGGTGGACGTGATGGCCGAGCAGCTGGACCGGCTGTACAACCTCGTGGGCCAGCGCCGCATCGAGCTCGGCATCCTCCCCTTCGGCGCGCAGTTGCGCCGTACCGCCCCGCACGCGTTCTGGATCTACGACCGGCGGCTGGTCATCGTTGAGACGATCAGCGAGGAGCTGTGGCTCACGGGCGAGGAGGACATCCAGCTGTACGAGCGGGCGTGGGACTGGCTTGCCGAGGCCGCCGAATATGGGGCGCCAGCGCGTCGGCTGATCGGGCGGGCGCGGGCGTCGTTGGATCTCGTGTAGGCAATCGACTGCAAGCCGGGGACCGGCGTGCGCAATCGCGCGCAATCGGCGCACACGCGTGCAACTGGACTGCCTACGGTCCTGGTCATGGCCGCAAAACCCGCCCGCCCACTGGCACAGGCAGGACAGGACTGGCTCCTGTCCTGCACCGCCAGCCCCGCCACTGTGCAGCGCGCATGGGCCGCGGAAGAACTCGCCGCACTCACCACAGGCGAGCACTGGCGGGTGGCTGAAGCGCCACTCCTGCCAACCGTGGACGCACTGAAACGCATCGGCTCCAACAGGCTCGGCCCGGTCCTCGCCGACGTGACCGTGCAGCTGGCGTGGTGGCTCCTGCCGACCAGTCTCGGCGACGAGCTGGACGACGTACGGCAACTAACCGTCCGGCCGCGCGGCTGGGTCCTCAAGTGCCCACCGGTCCTGTATTCGCTGGACGGCCGCCTGTGGCTGGAGCGTCCGGACGGCTCCGGCCGGCTGACCGATCCCATCCTGCTCGGCGCCGCGTTCGGTCCGGGCGGCGGCCCTCGACTTCCTGCGGAGGCTTTCGGATGACCCAGCAGCAGACGACTCCAGAGAGGCCCATCACGCTGCCTGATCCGACGCGGCCGCCACGACCGGCGCCGGACTGTGACGTGTGTGCGGCTCTGGAGCGGCAGCGCGTCAGTGCCGAGCGGGCTAAGGACGTGCGGCGCGCGACGACTTGCGAGATCGAGATCCGCGGCCACGGCTCTGGTCACGGTGGTACGGCATGAGCAGCCGGTTCAAGTTCGTCGACGCGGGCAGCACCTTCGGCCAGATGCAGCGCGTCGCCGCCAGCGGCCAGTACAACCGGATTCAGACGGCGTACCGGGCGTACATCGACCACGGCAGCAGGTGCCCGACGTGCGCGGTGGACAGTGCGCTGTGCTCGACGGCCGAGGCGTTATGGGAGACGTACCAAGCCGCGAACTCCTCGTGAGATAAGCGGATCTGAAGCTCTCGCTGTCGGCCCCGTGGTCGTCCGCGAGAAGGGCGGCCGCCCCACGCCGACGGGGCGGCCGCTCAAAGGCCCCCACTGTTGCTCCCTGGTCTGGTCAGCAGCAGCGGGGGGGCGGCTGCCCGGTTGCGAGCCTGCGGCAGCCGCCCGTCATCTGACGAGGTCGGCGAGCGGGGTGTCGAGGGCATCGGCGATGCGGATCAGGTGATCGACGCTCGTCGCGTGGGTGCCCTGCTCGATCCTATTGATCGTTTTGCGGTCGAGGCCGGTGAGCTCGCCGAGCTGCTCTTGTGTGAGTTTGCGCTCGGTGCGGGCGGCGCGGATGTGGTCTCCGATGGCCTGTCGGCGGGCGAGTACCCGGGCGGGCAGGGGATCGGTTGGCACGCATCAACGCTGGTGGCGGGCGTGATCATTGTCTGTACCATCGTTGGTACATTTGCAAGGTCACGTTCCAGCCGGACCGCAAGAGACCCCCGAATAAAACATCCGTCCGGGTGATCCCAGTTAGGCCCCGTTGTCGGGCCGTGATCGCGTAAGCATGCTGAGGGCCGGTGCTTCGGGCACATGCCACCCCCAGCGAGGACGCCCGCGCCCCGGCATGTCCGGACGCGGGCAGGGTGGGTGATGCGCCCGATGTACCTGTGTCCGTCGGATTGCGTCATCTGCCGCTCTGACTCGGTCAGAGCAAGCCGCCCCACCCCGTAATGGGGTGGGGCGGTCTACGTTTGTCTCAGACGACCCCCGCCGAGCCAGTCGGCGGGGGCCGCCGCCCGCGGGCCGGGCCTCCCCGCCCGAACACCGCAGGCCACGAACGAGCCTGTGTCTGGCGCGCGAGGGGAGCCGCGCCGTCCTCGTCCCGCTGCGCACTATAGATGGCCTGTACCCGCACTTCATTGCCCCATACGGATGATCGATACCAATGATCGCGCGGGGATGTGGACTCCATGTGGACTCCGACCACAGGAGCGGCCCCCCAGGGGATTCCCTGGAGGGCCGCTGACCTGCTACTTATCCTGGTGGGCGCGGACGGTTTCGAACCGCCGACATCCGCCTTGTAAGGGCTTCGTTCGAACACGACAGCGTTTCCGAGTCTCGCCGAGACCCACCGAGCCGTGATCGTCCTCCCTCGGCAACCAAGATCCGGAATTCACCGAGAGTCGCCGAGACCCCCCGAGGGGGGTGTGTGGACTCCATGTGGACTCCCTCCCTAATGGATCACTCAACAGCACGGAGTCCACTTCCCTGCTCCCCCGTGAGCGCAGCACGCACGCTCTCCCGCGCACCCTCACTCTCGTGCGTGTAGATCCACGTCACCTTGCCGCCACGCTTCTGCCCGAGGAACGCCTGCGTGTCCCGCTCCGACACACCCTGGAGATGGAGGCGACTGGTCACATCGTGCCGGTACTCGTACGGCCGCGGCCACCACTCCGGACGCCCCGTCTCCGGGTTCTCCACCATCCGCGCCACGCCCGCCTGAATGCAGGCCCGCCGCCACGGCCGGCGGATGTTGTTGATGTTCAGCGCGGCGCCGCGCGGCCCACGGAAAATGAGCTCCCCCTTGTGCAGGTCGTAGCCATCCCCGACCTTCGAACGGGTCGCCTTCGGCTTCCACCTGGCGATCATCCACTGCACGGCCTCCCACGCCGTCGGCGTGAGCGGCACCGCCCGGAACCCAGCCTCGGTCTTCGGCATCGCCTGCCGCCGAAGCCGCCCGTTGTCACTGACGAGGATCTCCTTGACGTACAGGAGCCGCTCTTCCTCGTTGAGACAGCTCAGGCGCGCGCCCGCAACCTCACCCGGGCGCATGGCCGTCTCATAGGCGAAGTCCCGGAAGATCCGCTGGTAGTACTCGGGGAGTGCCGCATGGATCAGCCTGTACTGTGCAGCCGTCGGCGGCTTCAGGTCATCCGGGTGCTTCACCGGCTTCGTCGCCGTCATCGTGAGGTGCGTGGCCGGGTTGGACGTGATGCGCTCCCCATCCTTGATGGCCGCGTCGAGGAGTGCGACGAGCAGCTCCTTCACCTTCTTCTGCGTCTCCCACCCCTTCACCTCGCGGGTGAGCCACTTCTGAAGGGCCATGTACTCCAAATCGATCAGCCGATACTCGCCCCACATGGGTTCGATGTGCGTGCGCCACAGACCGAGCTTCCGGTTCCTGGTGGTGGTGGTGACCTTCTCCTGCTCAACCTCCCAGAAATCGGCCCACCACTTGCCGAGCCGGATCTTGCCCCGCTCAGGGTCGCGGTACGTACGCTCACGCACTGCCGTACGGGTCTTGTCGAGGAACGCCTCCGCGGCCGCCTTCCCCCCGTCCTTGATGGGGAAGTTCTTCGCCTTCTGCTGCCCGGTCGGGTCCCGGTAGCGGGCCTGCCACGAGCCGACGCAGTCCCGCCGAGGCCGGCGCTCGCCGTACTCATCGGGCGGGTACTCCTCCAGGCATCGTGCGCAGCCGCAGCTTTTACTGGGGATCTGCCGCGGGTTGTTGGCTGCTCTACGCGCCAAGGTTGATCACCTCTCCGCTCCGTCGCTGCTGAGGTACATGCGCGAGGAGCCGGATGGGATCCCCGCACCAGCAGCGTGCACCGAACTCACCCTGCGGGATGGACAGTTCGGCAAGAACGGCACGAACGGCACGAAGAGCGAACCCACCCAACAGATCGTTAGGAATGGTGATCACCTGCCGGGATGCGTCCCACGGCGCAAGTGAGTAGAGAGGTGCGTACTGAACACGGATACACATAGCGGTCCCCCCGAGTACACGAGTGACGAGGTGTGACCAGAGGGGGAGGACTCGGCCGTGCGCTCGAAGGTACCCCCTGTTGGTGGAATATGCGACCACTCTGTGCAGGATTTGTGCGCATAGAATTACAGGGAGTGATTAGGTCCGTTTAGCGGAGACCCACCGAACCAAGCAAAGGTTGCACGCGATTTTTTGACGAGCCGTCAGGCCGACTGATTACTGTCCCGCAGCGCCCGCATCTCGATCTCCTTCATCCGCTGCTGCTCCTCGGTGAGCTCGCGGAAGAGTGCAAGCAGGCGCTCGGCAGTATCGGGACTGACCGGGCCTGGAGCCTTGCGGCCGGCGGCCGCGAAGAGGCGCTCTTCAGGGAACTTCGGGAACGCGGCGGCGAGGGTTCGGATGGCGTCGGCGCGGGGGGTGCGCTTGCGGTGGACCCAGGTATTGACGGTGGCCGGAGAGACGCCAATGCGGCGCGCGACCTCGCTGTCGTTGACCTGATATTCCTTCTTCAGGGCAGCAAGCGCCTGCGCGAAGTCCTCGGCGTGGGGGTGCTCGGGGTTCTCCACGCGCCAAGAGTGCCCGCCTGCTTCTACTTTTCGCAAGTGAAAGTAGAAGCATGGCGCAAAACATGGCGGCGCGCGACCTCCCCGTCACGCGCCGTTGCGCACGGCATATGCTGCCAGCGTAGAACAGGCGTTCGATAAGCGTAGGACCCACGACACAACTCGGCAAGTCTCGGCGAAACCGTTGACACGGCTCCAACAGCAACTGTAGAAATGTCGTAACGCCTCAACCGGAGGCGCCTCACACCTCACAACCGGCTCGGGGTCCACATGCCGAAACTCAGCCGCAAGGCCGAAGGCAAGCCACTCAGAGAAGCCATGGCGCGAGCCGGACTCTCCGGTCCAGAACTCGCCGAGGCGACAAAGGAAGTGGACCCGGCAGGCAAGGGCATCAGCCCGGCCACCGTCGGACGCCTCGCCGGCCGCGGCAAAACGGCTCGCGACAAGTGCGAGTTGGACACCGCCTGGTTCGTCGCCGAGGCACTGCATCGGAGGACGAACGCCCCCCTCCAGGACCTCTTTGCCATGCCGTCACGTTCAACTACGACAGTAGAAAGGTCAAGACCCAATGCCGAAGAAGACTGACCGCGTCTCCCCCCTCCCGGCCGGTCTCGTCCCTCTGCTCACTCAGAAGCAGGTCGAGACGTACTACGGGGTCTCCGACTGGCAGGTCCTCCAGTGGATCAAGAAGGGGATGCCCGTCGAGCCGTACGCCGGCCGTGGGCGCCGCTTCAACCTCGCGAAGTGCGAGGAGTGGCACGCGGAGAACGCGGAGCCGGACTCACTGCTCGTCGCGACCGCCTGATCCCCCAAAGAAAAGCGGGGCCGCCCGGACGGCCAGGTCCAGGGGCCCCAACGGATCACCTCATGAACACCAGAAACGAGGATCACCGTGAACCACAACCCTATCCCGCAGCTCGCGCCCGCTATGGCGCTCGTCGAGCTGCTCCGCGAACACCCCGAACTCCCGCCCGTCGGCTGGACGATCGCTGACACCGGCACCCTGTGCGGGACGCTCGTCCTGGATGCCGACGGCAGGCCGGTTGTGGCCGCGTACGCCGAGGCCATTGGTGGCGAGGTTCGTACTACGGACTTCAACCGCAACGGCGACCACCGCATGAGCGACAGCGTCCGCGCCGTGTGGCGTGACGTGACGGTCGATGTGTGGGTGTCGTACCCGGCGCTGGTTGCGCAGGTGGCGGCGTGAACACACGTCTCGTGAACTCTGCGGCGGGTGTGATCCTCGCGGCGTTGACGCAGAACCGGACGTCTGCGGGTATCGCGCTGGCGTTGGAGTCGGCGCAGCTGCTGATGACGCCGGAGACGGCCGCGGAGTTGGAGCGGTTGCGGGCTCGGGTCGCCGAGCTGGAGGCCGCGGCCTACGGGGAGCAGCACGAAGGGATTCGGCTCCTCAGCCCGGTGGAGCAGATCCGGCACCTGCACGGCTGTGTGGCCGCGCAGATGGGCCGGGCGGACACGCTGGACCGGCTGTGCCGCGAGAAGCGGGCCCGCGTCGCCGAGCTGGAGTCGGAGCGGCATTCGACGAACGCCGCGCTCGCGGATGTGACTGTCGCGCAGCGGGCCGCAGAGACGGCCGCGGGTGTGCGGGGTGACGAGCCCGCTGAGGAGCCGATCCGGTACGCGCTGACGGAGAAGGCTGCGGAGTCGGCGGACAAGCTGACCGCGCTGTTCACTCCGACGCAGGCCCTCCGCGAGGACCCGCACGACGGGCCGTTGCACCACACGTACCGCGTGCCCCGGGACCTGCCCGAGACGGGCGGCGTGTGATGGCCGACCAGACCTCGACGGCTGACGTCGTCGCCGCGGTGCTCCTCGCGATCGCGTTGTTCGGTTCCTCGTTGGTCCCGTTCTTCCTGTTCGTCAACGTCGAGCACCTGACGCCGCGTGTTCTGCGTGACCCGGAAGCCCGGGAGCGCGCTGCGCTGACCGTGCTGAACGCCCGTGATTGGGCCCGTCTCGCCGCTGTCGATGCCCTGCTGGGGCTCGTGCTTCTCCTCAACTCCCCGAAGGGAGCAACCCGATGAGGTACCGCGCCGTACTGATTCAAACCGCCTCGTGCGTCGCCGAGTTCGAGGCACCCGAGGACGCGACCCCGGAACAACTCCAAGCCGCCGCGCTGTCGGCCGAGACCCCGACGCTCTGCCACCAGTGCGCGTCGTCGGACCGGAACCAGTCGCTGAACATCGACGGCGAGTGGGAGCTCATGGTCGACGACAGCACCGGCAAGCCCGAGATCCACGTCGACGAGGACGGTGCCCGATGAACCGCATCCGCCTGTACCTGCACCGCCTGTTCCGCCGCCCCTCGATCACCGGCCCGTACCGCCTGTACGTCCGCCGCACCCCGGCCGGGGCAATGCTCGACGTCGAGCACTACCTCACCGCCACGCTCACCACGATCGCCGACAACCCGGATCTCCTCGACCTCCTCATGGAGATCGCCGAGGACCGGGGCGAGGCCCGGCAGCACGACGGGTGGGAGCCCGAGGCGCTGCTCGTCGAGAAGCTGACGACCGCACTGGGCTATGAACTGCCTCTGCACGGTCGGGCTGTGACGGCGCTTGCTGACCGGCTGCGGGCTGCCGCCCCGGCGCCGTCGGTAGCGATCCCGGCGCAGCGTGTTGGCGGTGCCGCATGAGCATCCCCGCGAAGCCCCGCCCGATTCCCGAGCTCGGCGTGCCGCTGACCCAGTTGCAGGCGGACATGAAGGAGCTCGTCGCCCGGCAGCAGGCGGACGCACTGAGGGGCCCTGGCCTGGACGTGTGGATGCAGATGGCGTGCGACTGCCCGGAGGCCTGCTCGTGCGACTCGGACTACCCGGGTTGGACGCCAGGAGGCACCGCATGAGCGCCCGTATGGAACTGCACGTTGCCCTGTCCCTGCGGCTGGACGCGATTGAGGCACACCGGCTGGCGAACGCCTACCGCGCCGAGGTCCTGCGCAACGAGGCCAGCAACCTCCGCCGGGTGGAACGCGAAGAGGTTCCCGAAGGGGCGCTCGGCACGAAGACCGGTCTACTCAAGGCCGCCCTCATCCTCGACGAGCGGGCCGACTTGATCGGGGAGAAGGCCACCGCTTCGGCGGCGACGGCCACCCCCGCCGAACCGACCGGCCGCGTCGCCCAACTCCTCGAAGCCATCCGCACCCACCGCGGCGAGTGGACGACCAAGCGGGTCCAAGACCTCTACCGCCTCTCCCCGCTCGCCCCACCGAACGCGCCCGACGGCCGACTCCGTCACGTCGCCCGCGGCGACCTCCGCGACCTCTGTGCCTGGGGCCACCTGGTCCTGCACGAGGAGTCCGGGCGCCGCTTCTACACCCTCAAGTTCCGGAAGGACGCCACCTCGTGAGCACCACCGCGCAGGCCGGGGCCACCACCGCCCCGGCCGCCGGCCGGAAGGTCACACCGACCGGTCGGCTCATCCTCCCCGCCGACGCCGACCGCGCCGACTGGCTCGCGGCCCGCCGCTCCGGCATCGGCTCCTCCGACGTCCCCGCGATCCTCGGCCTCGTCGACTACACCCCGCCGCTGAAGGTCTACTACGACAAGCTCGGCCGCGACGTCGACGACGCAGGCGAGGCCGCCTACTGGGGCACCGTCAACGAGGCCAACGTCGCCGACCGCTGGGCCATGCAGAACCGCAGCGTGATCCGCCGCGTCGGGCTCGTCGCCCACCAGGACCACCCCCACCGGATGACCACCCTCGACCGGCGCGTCACCGAATGCCCGCTCGACTCCGACGAGCAGGCCCCGTGCGCACTGGAGATCAAAACCCGGTCCGCGTTCAAGTCCGCGCAATGGCACACCGGAGCGCCCGACGACGTCACCGCCCAGGTGCTGTGGCAGATCATCGTCAACGGCTACGAGCACATGCACTACGCCGTCCTCATCGGCGGCAACGACTACCACCAAGGCACCATCCGCGCCGACCAGTACACGGACGTGATGGCCGACATCACCACCGCGGTCGACTACTTCTGGACCGAGCACGTACAGGCCGAGGTGCCGCCCGCGCCGACCGGTGACGGCGACGCTCTGACCCGGCTGTTCCGCCGCCTCCACCCGACGCGCTCCGGTGCGGTGGATATCGACCGGCATGACGACGCCCTCGACGCGCTCCTCGACTACGGCACCCACCAGCGCGCCGAGTCCGCCGCGAAGAAGGCGAAGGCCGCAGCGAAGGCCCGCATGATCGCCGCCCTCGACGACGCACAGTCCGCACTGATCGGCGGGGAGCGCGCCTACTCGCTGGAGCCCAGCAACGCCGCGCCGCGCGTCGACTTCGAGCAGCTCGCCGAGCGCTGGCCCGACGCCTACGAGGCCTGTGTGAAGGCCAACCCGACCGAACGCATCGACATCGCCAAGCCGTACAAGGGGGGCATCTGACATGGGACTGCGAGAGAACGCAGCCGCGGCCGCGGGCCGCACTCTGACCGCCGATGAGCACGACCGCCCGAACGAGGAGCTGCCGCCCGGCGAGGAGTTCAGCCCGGCGCCGGACCCGATGGCCGGTTACGAGCCGGGCGACGGCGACCCGGAGATGGTCCCGGTCCACATCGCGTGGCTCCGCGTCCGCAAGGAAGTCCGCGCCATCTCCAAGTCGGAGCAGTACAACGGCGGCGGCACCCGCTTCAACTTCCGCGGCATCGACACCGTGGTTAACACCTTCGGCCCCGTCACGCTGAAGCACGGCATCAACATCTTCCCCGTCGACATCGAGGCAGAGCACCGGGACACCACCACGTCCAAGGGCAACAAGATGCGCGAGTGCACCGTGACCGTCTCGTGGATGGTCATGGGCCCGAAGGGCGACACCCTGCCCGTCCTGCTGAAGACGCGGGGCGAGGCCCTCGACTCGGCGGACAAGGGCACCGCGAAAGCGCAGTCCGTAGCACTACGGGTGCTGCTCCTGACAGGCGGCCTGACGCCCACGCACGACAAGGACCCGGACACCGTGCACGTCGAGCGGGGCGAGAACCCGATCCGTCCGGCGGCCACCTACCTCGATGAGATCTGCAACCCGAACACCAGCGCCGGCCGTCTGCGGCAGATCCACCACGAGCTCGGCAGCACCCGCCAGTTGGGGGCGCTGGTCACGAACGAGGTGGGCGACGAAGAGCAGATCGGCGCCATGGTCGTCCGCATCGGCAAGGAGCGCGCCGCGGGGGGTAACCAGTGACCCCCTGGCACCTCCAGCGTATGGCGGCGTTTGACTTCGAGTCGTCCGACAAGGACCCGGAGACCGCCCGCATCGTGTCCTGCGCCCTCATCCTCGTCGGCGGCGGACTCGACACCGACACCCGCACCTGGCTGATCAACCCCGGCATCGCACAGGAGCCCGGCGCGATCGCCGTCCACGGCCTGACCGACGAGCACCTCGCCGAACACGGCACCCCGGCCGAGCAGGGCGTCGCGGAGATCGCGAAGGCGGTCGCCGAGGTAGTCGCCGGCGGGGTCCCGTTGGTCGGCCACAACATCGGCGGCTACGACCTCAACCTCCTCGACAGGGAAAGCCATCGTCACCTCGGGGACAGCCTCGAAGGGGTCTGCCGCGAGCCGCTGGCCCGGGTCATCGACACGATGATCCTCGACAAGCAGGTCGCACCGTTCCGCCGCCGCGTCTCCGAGACGCAGGGCCCGTACCAGATGCGGACCACCGCGGAGACGTACGGGCTGGGCTGGGATGAGGCCGCGGCACACGGCGCGGAGTACGACGCGCTGATGTCGGCGCGGGCCGCGTACTGCATGGGCGCCATCGCACACCGGCCGCGGGCTGAACGCCCCGTGTGGGTGCACCAGATGCGCACGCAGCGCTTCGACTCCCTCGCCGGATTGTCCGTCGAGGACCTGCACCAGCGGCAGAAGCAGTGGGCGTGGGAGAACGCGGTCAGCTTCCAGCAGTGGTTGCGGACGAAGGCCCCTGAGGGGAAGCGGGACCCGAACGCGGTGATCGACGGCTCATGGCCGCTGCGCCCGGTCGGGGGTGAGGCGTGATGTTCGTTGCCCGCCCGAGATATGCCGCCCTCCGCGCTCGCTATCAGGAGGTCGTCGAAGAACGCGACGACGCCGTGAAGCTCGCCGCGGAACGCCTGTCCACCGTCACCCGGCAGGCCGAGACGATCACCCGCCTCCGCGACAAGACCCCGGACGCCCCGGTGCAGCAGCCCCGCCCGCTGCCCGGCGACGTGGAGGTGCGCCGTCAGCTGCGCCTCTCACAGAAGGCGCGGGCCGCGCTCGAAGAGCAGCTCCTCACCGTGCAGCGGTCGAACGAAGTGCAGGCCCGGCAACTGCGTGAGCACGCCGAGGCAGCGCGGGAGGTGACCGAGTCGTGAAGCTCACCTCGCGCTACTTCGGCCGGACCACCGGCCGCCACCGCCTGACGTCCGTGCCGCTCGACGACCTGATCGGCAAGCCGTCCCCGTACACGACGCCGCCCGTGCAGGGCGTCCTCACGCAGGCGTGGAAGCCGTGCTCCGGGCCGTGCGGGCAGGAGATGCCGTCCGTCGTACACGTCGATGGCTCGCACACCTGCGGCCACTGCTTGACCACCACGACCGCTGAGGGGGACCAGTGACCACCGCACCCACCCTCTTCGACAACACCACCCCGGCCGCCCCCGCGGCGGCCGGACCCCGGCTGACGGCCGACGCATGGCCCACCGTCTATGGCCTCGACCTCTCCCTCACCTCCACCGGAATCAGCAACGGCACCACCGCCGAAGCCCTCATCCCCAAGAACCTCGACGGCCACGCCCGCCTCGAATTCCACCGCCGCAGCGTCCACGAACGCATCCCCGACGAAACCAGCCTCGTCGTCATGGAAGGCCCCGCCATGTCGCTGGGCTACCGGCCCGGCGTCGAAGAGATGACCTACCTCCGCGGCCTCGTCAAGCACGACCTGTGGCGCCGCCGCATCCCGCTCGCGGTCTGCTACCCGCAGCACCGCATCATCTACGCCACCGGCGCGGCCAACCCCGCCAAGGACTACCCGGCCAACAAGCGGAAGACCGTCGCGAAAGGCATGGTCCGCGACGCGGTGGTCGAACGGTACAGCGTGCCCTGCGAAGGGCGTGGGAGCTACGACCAGGCCGACAGCGTGATCCTCGCGGCCATCGGTCTGCACTGGCTGGGCTACCCGCTCGCCGTCGTCCCTGACACCCACCGCCGCGCGCTCGATGCGGTGGCGTGGCCCGAGAACGTTCCGGCGGTGGCCCGATGAAGATCCGCGCCGACATCGCCGACATGCTCCGAGCGGGCATGACCATCACTCAGACCGCAGCCCGCGCCCACGTCTCACACAAGACGGTTTCCGCCGCCAGGAACATCCTGGACATCCCCAAGTGCAGGCCGGGCACCAAGCCTCAGCTCTCTCTTGAACGGGCCTTCGCCGATCGCACCCGCGCCACTGCTGGCGGCCACATGGAATGGGCCGGCCAGTACGACGGGCCGTGCCCGGTCTTCCGCTTCAACGGGCGGCGCTACACCGCATACCGGGCCGCGTTCGTCGTCGGGCACGGCCGTGAGCCCGTCGGATTCGTGAAGACGGGCTGCGAGCGGGAGGGGTGCGTGGCGCCCGCCCATGTCGAGGACCGGCCGATGCGGGAGAAGAACCGGAAGGCGTACGCGGCGATCTTCGGGGGTGCGTCGTGAAGCTGGCCGACGCCTTCCCCGACACCGTCGAACCCACCGGACAGTGGGTCAAGGAGGGCGCCTGCATCGACGAACCAGACGCAATGTTCCCGGACAACAACGAGGCCGGGATCGCGTACGCCAAGCAGTTCTGCGCCCGATGCCCCGTGCGGTCGGAATGCCTGACGGATGCCATCCGTACCGACGACAACGAGCACGGCATCCGCGGCGGCATGAAACCCAGCGAACGCCGCGAACTCGCCAAGACAGTCGGCCGCCCCGGCACCGCAGGCACCCAACTCCCCAAGCCACCACAGCCCAAGGAAGCCCCGCCGAAGACCCTGGCCGAGGCCTTCGCCCGCCGCACCGTGCGCACCGACGACGGGCATCTCACCTGGTATGGCGGCGTGCAGCTGAAGTTCCAGGGAGCCAAGTACACGGCCCTACAAGCCGCGTTCATCATCGGCCACGCCCGCGAACCCGAAGGGCCAGTACGCCGCACCTGCGGCAGGGACTGCTTCCGCGCCGACCACCTCACTGACGGACGTATCCGCGACTCCGAGGCCACGTGCGGCACCCGTGCCGGATACCAGCGACACAAGAAGCACGGCGACGTTGCGTGCGCTCCGTGCCGACAGGCGAACACGGACGCGGACAACCGGCTGCGCCGCACCGGCACCACCAAGGCCGCCGCATGAGCAGCCGCGAGCCGCAGCCCTGCGACACCCCAACCGGCCAGCACACCGGCCGCAGCCGCCTCTACCCGTGTGGCTGGCGCTGTAGCGCCCACGCGCCGTGGGCGCTCGCCGGACAACCCGAACCCCAACCCGGCCCCGGCATGCCCGCCGGCGCCTGGACCACGCCAAGCCCGATCAACGACAGCCGCGTCCACGACAACCGGGCCGTCGCCTCCGGGAAACGCCGCTCCACACCCGAGACGTACCGCGCCGCACAAGCCGCGGTGAACCACCGAAAGGAACAACACCCCGCATGACCACCCACACCGACCCCACCACCGGCGAGATCACCGAGAAGGCGCCCGTCGCCGCATTCCTCGCCAGCCACCTCAACGGCCGCACCGAGGAGGAGCTGTCCGCCGAGTTCCACACCCTGCTGGAGGCGGTCCGCGCCCACGGCAAGAAGGGGGCGATGACGATCACGATCGTCGTCGAGCCCCCGGCGAACGGCGTCGACTCAGCGCCCCTGCCGATCGGTGTCGAGTCCGCGGTGAAGGCCCCCAAGCCCACCCCGGTGAAGTCCCTCTACTTCCTCGACGACGACGGCCTGCCCGTCCGCGAGGACCCGCGGCAGCTCTCCATCGAGTTCCGCTCCGCACCCGCCACCAACACCTTCAAGGACGCCTGACCCATGGCCTACACCGAACTCAGCAGCACCAACGGCGAAGCACAGACCATCGTCGACACCGCTACCCGCGCCGCCGCGCCGGCCGAGCTGGAGCCCGGCAAGTACTACGCGTTCCACACCGCCACCGGCATCCGCGAAGTCGACCTCACCGGCGAGCAGTACAAGGACGCCCCCACCCGCAAGCGCGGCACCACCACCACCCGCGACGCCGCCAGCTTCCTCACCTACTTCGCCAAGCACAGCGACGACAACACCGAGGTGTACGCCGACAGCGAGCGCCTCACCGTCACCGCCGTCCTCGACGCCCACAGCCGCGACATCGCCCGCTGGGGCGACCACCGCGTCAGCCTCGCCCTGCGCACCACCGAGGCGTGGCAGCAGTGGAAAGCCAACGACGGAGTCCTCCTCAAGCAAGAGGCGTTCGCCGAGTTCCTCGAGGAGCACGTCCCCGAACTCCTGGACCCGGTCGCCGCGGACATGATGGAGATCGCCCAATCCATCCAGGCCGTCACCAAAGCCGAGTTCCAGTCGGCGACCCGCCTGTCCAGCGGGCAGCGGAAGCTCCAGTACGTCGAGACGACGACCACGAAGGCCGGGCAGCGGGGCGAACTCACCGTCCCCGAGGTGTTCACGATCGGGCTGGTCCCGTTCGAGGGCAGCGTGGGCTACAAGGTCACGGCGCGCTTCCGGTACAGGATCGGCCGCGACGGCGTCCTGACGATGGGCTACAAGCTCGACCGGCCCGGCGACGTCCTGCGTACCGCGTTCGCGGACGTGGTCAAGGCGATCGGTGAGCAGATCACCGTTCCGGTCTTGAACGGGACGTCGGCCTGATGGCAGCCCGGCCGCGGGGCGGCGACCCCAAGCGCTGCCCCGCGTGCCGGACCCCCGTCATCAAGCAGCTCGTCGGCGAGCGCGCGGCACTCAACGTCATCGCCGACCTCACCCCGCTCACCCCCGAGCAGCAGACCGAACTCCGTGAGCCCAACCGCCTCATCTGGTGCCTGCGCACCAACCAGTTCGGCCACCGGCGACTCCTCTGGCTCGACCCCTGGCACCCACCCGACTGCCCCCGCGGCGACCACGTCGCCGACCACCGATGCCCGCCCGCCGAACCCACCACCTTGTTCTAAGAGGAGCCCGCCCGTGGACAACGTCCGCCACATGCCGCGCGACCAGGCGGACCAGGACGGCCTCACACGCACCAGCCCCCACGACGCCGAGGCCGAAAACTGGGTCGCCGGCGTCATCATGCACAGCCGCACCGCCTACCTCGAATCCGCCGAGGTCATCGACCGCGACGACATCTACCAGCCCGCCATACGCCTCATCTGGGACGTCGTCGGCGGCATGGTCGCCGAAGACAAGGCCCTCCACCCGGTCACCGTCCGCGGCGAGATCGAGAAGCTGAAGCGGCTCCGCGAGGTCGACGAAGGGCGCCTCCTCGAACGCCTCGGCGCCCAGACCATCTCCGCCACCATGGCGCAGGCCTTCGCCGTACAGATCGCCGACAAGGCCCGCGTCCGCCGCCACGACGAACACGCCAACCGCATCAAGGTCGAGATCGCCCGCGGCGCGACCGGCGAGGAACTCGACAAGCTCGACGACGACCACCGCCAGTACGAAGCCCGGCGTGCCGCCACCGGCCACGGCCCCTCACACCTCACCACCGCGTTCATCGACTGGAACCCGTTCTTCGCCACCGACTTCGGCCAAGTCCAGCTCCTGCCCGGCCGACTCCTCGCCCCCGGCCAGCAGATCACCATCGTCGGTGAGGGCAAGGCCGGTAAGTCGCTGGTCGTCCAAGAGTGGCTGTGGCGCATGGCCACCGGCCAAAGCTTCCTCGGTGACCGCCCACAGGCCCCGATCCCCCTGCTGTACGTCGACGCGGAGAACGGCCACCAGGACATTCAGGAACGCTTCCTGTCCTACGGGGCAGGCCCCGGCCGCATGGGCCTGATGACCTACGCATCCTTCCCGCCCATCCGCCCCCTCGACACTGCGGGTGGCGGCGCCGACCTGATGGCCATGGTCAAGGAGTCCGAGGCCCAACTCGTCTGCCTCGACACCGTGTCCCGGTTCATCTCCGGCCCCGAGAACGACGCCGACACCTGGCTGTCCCTGTACCGGCACACGCTGCTGCCGCTGAAGCGCGCGGGCATCGCGTCGGTGCGCCTCGACCACATGGGCAAGGACGGCGAGCGCGGCGCCCGCGGCTCGTCGGCGAAGACCCAGGACGTCGACCACGTGTGGGAGCTCAGGGCGCAGGGCGGCGGCACGCTCGTGCTGAAGCGGACCCACACGCGCACCGGAATCGGCCCGGACGCCTTCGTCGTCATGCGCCAGTCGCAGAAGGACGGCGACCGCTACCGGCCCGGCTGCACCCGCCACGTCCTCATGGAATACGACCGCATGGAGCAGGCCGCCGAGGGCTCGGTGGAGTGGCTGATCCAGAAGATCGACGACCTCGGCCTACCGAACGACGCAGGCAACCCGCGCACGATCAAGGCCCTCGCGGCGGCCGAGATCAGGGCAGGCAAAGACAAGATCGCCGACGCGGTCCGGATGCGGAAAAACCGTGACAACTCGGGTTCCCGGGAAACCTTCCCGGAGACCTTCCCGGAAGGGGTTCCCGGGGAACGTTCCCCGGAAACTTCAAAGGGATCGCAAAAACCCCAGGTCAACCATTCCCCGGAAACCCCGCGGGAACCTGCGGAAACCCCCCCTTCCCCCCCTTCCCCCCCTCTACGAGAGGGGAAGGGGGAGGGAAGGCCCGCCGCAGGTGCCACAGACGAACCCCTCTGCACCGTCTGCACCAAGCCTCTCCACGGCTACCGCAAGGACCGCGGATACGAGACATGCCTCGGCTGCGACCCCAAGACCGGCAGCCACCCCGACAGGCCCAACCACCCCCAGGCAGACGACGACCACCACCACGGCGCCGCCTGACCGCACCCGCCCACCACCCCACCCACACGAACGGACACACCACCGTGACCACCCGACAGATCGCCCTCGACACCCAACCCCGCCGCATCCAACGCCGCCGCACCAAAGGCTGGCGCGCACCCGCAGACGCCGTGTACGTCGGCCGCGGCAGCCGATGGGGCAACCCCTGCACGCAGGTCCGCTACCCAGCTCTCGACGGCACCGAATGGGAGCAGGAGGGACGCCTCGGCAAGACGTCCGGCCAACAGCACGCCTTCATCCACCCCGACAAGACCGTCACGTGGCACCTCGTCCAGGACGCCACCCCCGAACAGGCAGTCGAGCTGTACCGGCGCTGGCTGGCTCAGCGCCCGGAGCTTGCTGTGGCCGCGCGTGAGCAGCTGGCGGGCCGAGACCTCATGTGCTGGTGCCCGCTCGGCCAGCCCTGCCACGCCGACGCGCTCCTCGAACTCGCCAACGCACCGAGCCCCGCGTCTTGCTGACGTTCCCGTCACCAACGAAACCCCACGCCAAAACCACTGACCAGCCAGTCAGCAACCACCACCCGTACTGAACAACCAGTCAGGAGCACACCATGACCGACCAGCCCGCACCCCTCACACCCGAGATCGTTTCCGCGATCCTCCGCGACCCCGAAAGCCCGTACTACCCCACGCAGATCACCGTGTTCTGCGACCACTGCGGCACCAAGCACACCGGTGACTACATGGTCCGCGAGGACATGAGCAGCGACGAACGCCTCGCCGTCGCCCGGAAGCACCTCGTCGACACCGAGGGCTGGGAGCACACGACGGACGGGGACGACTTCTGCCCGGAGCACGCGGGCAGCCCCGACGAGGAGCAGCCGGCCGCCGTCGAGTCCGAGGCGTGCGGCAAGTGCAAGCAGCCGTTCGATTCCACGGACGCCAGCTTCGACGGGCACGCCCGCTACCACCTCACCCCGTACTGCCGCGGCTGCGTCGACCGCTGCCACGACAACGAGATCGCCGACCACCGGTGCGTCATCTGCGAGTGACCACAGCAGGACCGGCCGCCCGCGTTGGAGCCGCGGGCGGCCGGCCCTCCCATCCTCTCGCACGATCAAGGAGCAGCAGCATGACCGACCCCCGCATCGCCGTCCTGTCCGCCCTGTCCTCGCCCGACTGGCATCCCGTCCCTGAGGCGCACGGCATGCCGTGGGATGAGGCTGAGGAGTTGCTCGCGGCCTACGACGCCTCCCGGGCCGCCGCGCCTGCCGCTGTGCCGTCTGCGCCCGCCGACCGGGCCGCCGTCCTTACCGACGCCGAGCGGCAGTTCCTTACCTTCGCCCTCGACCAGGCCGCCGACGAGATGTCCTTCGGGGACGGGTTCACCGATGAGGACCGGGCCGCGCTCGACCGACTGCGCCGCATGGCCGACGAGGCGCAGCAGCCCACCCCGGACGTCGTCGCCGTCATCGTGGCTGCGCTCCAGGAACGGGCCGGGGAACTGTCCGAGCTCGCCGAGGAGCAGATGCGGCCGAGCCTGGAAGAGCGGGCGCAGGAATGGCATGAGGCCGCCGGCGTCGCGCGCCGCGCGGCCAAGGCAGCCGTTTCCGCGCCCGTACAGGAGGCGCCCGCACCGTTCACGCCACCCGCCCACTACCGGCGTGACGACGGCGTGGACTGCTGCGTCCACACCATCCCCGTCGGGCCCGACTCCTGCCCGGCCTGCCGCGAACTCGCAGACGACGAACCCACCGCCGTCGGGGCGCAGCAGCCGAAGGAGGCCTGACCATGGCCACCGAGACCTTCGGCCACCAGCCCGTCTGGATCAACGACGGCTACTGCGGCGGCTGCGAACGCTGCGGCGACACCGAGGAGCGCGAGGTGTGCGTCCGCTGCCTGCGCATGATCCCTATGGACTCCGGTCCGTGGCGGCGGGACTCCGTGGACTGGCCGTGCACGTCGGCGGTCGTCCTCGGCCTTGTGCCGCGAGAGGAGCCGACCTCGTGATCGCTGAGGCCATCGACACCCTGTTCATCGTCTGCCACGCCCTCCTCCTCTGGATCGCCGCGGGCGCGTTCGTCGCCACCGCCGCCCTGTTCACGCTCGTACTCAGCGGAGCGTGGGCCTGGCGTGCCGTCAGGAAGCGCCACGCGCCCGACTCCCGGCCGCAGCCCGTCCCGTGCGGCTCCCGCGACGCCAACGCACCCCAACGAGCCTCACAGAGGCGCACACCGCCCTCATGGGCACGACAGCCCCACGACTACGAGGACGCCGCATGAACCTCGCCCGCATCCTCGGCGCCGCCTGCCCGCTGATCTTCCTCATCGCCGCCGTCGTCCTCGCCGTCCTCATCCGCCGCGAACGCAACCGAAAGGCCCGCTGACATGGGATGGTCCAGCGCTAACGAGATCTTCAACCCCGTCGCCCGCTCCCTCATCGACGCCGGAGCCGACGACACCACCAAGCGGAAAGTCCTCGGCGACCTCATCGACCGCCTCCAAGACGGCGACTGGGACACCGAAGACGAAAGCCTCGAAGACTTCCTCGACGACCCCGCCATCGTCCAGGCCTTCGCAGACCACAACGTCCACCTCTCCGACCGACGTTGCTGCCGCGCCGAACACGCCAAAGACCCTGCCGCGTTCCTCCTCGCCATGCGGCACGGGGACGTCGAGGAAGCCGAGATGGCGCGCGCCATCGACGCCTACGCCCACCACCTCGCCGAACGGATCAGGTCCACGCGGGAGGAAACGCGGGGTGCGGTGCAGGCCACGAAGGTCATGGACTTCGCCGCGGACTTGATCGACCCGGAGGTGCAGCGATGACCCACCGCGACCCCGAACCCGACGACGACGACAACGGCCCCTGGTGCACCAAGGAGCAGCGATGACGTTCCGCTACACCGACCCCGACGGCGACCGCCACATCACCGTCAGCCCCGACAACCACAAGGGCACACCCGTCGTCACGCTCACCGTCGAAGACTGCTGCGACCACGTCATCGTCCGCATCCCCGCCGACCGCGTCGAGGAACTCATCGCAGGCATCCGCGACACCGCACGCCAAGCAGCAGGAGGCCAGACGTGATCGCCGCGCTCGTCGCCACCTTCACCCTCGCCGCCGGCTGGACCATCGGCTACCGCACCCGCCCCCACACCCCACCCGCACCCGGCTGCCCCTGCGCCGACGAGGCCGCGATCGCCGCCGATTCCGCGTTCATGACGGAGCAGCGTGCCCACTTCGACGCGATCGTCGCCGGGCTCGACATGGGCGACGCCGCATGACCGGCCCCACGTCCAGCCCGCGCGGTGAACGCGCGGGCACCCCCGGCAGCAACTGGGAGACCGCCCTCATCACCGCCGAGGTGGTCGTCGGCCTGGACGACGGCGAGTCCCCCTTCGGCTGGCGCGAGCCCGAGCCCCCGAACCGCGAGACCAGGCGCGCCATGCAGCGCGCAGCACGGAGGAAGACGTGACCGAACAACCCAAGACCTTCCCCAGCATCCACGGCCGTTGCCCCGCATGCCGAGGCGAAAGCCTGTTCATCGGGACGGGCGGCTGGGTCACCTGCTCCCGCCTCGAATGCCCCAACCCGAGCGCGGCCGACGAACTGCTGCACGGCACCCACGAGGTAGCCATCCTCACCGCCCGTGTCCTCGTAGCCGAGACCGAGTTGGAACGCCTTGGTGCAGGCGAAGAACCCGGCGGGGACCCGCTCATCGAGCCCACCCCCGGTCAATGGATCTGGCAGTGGAACCGCGCCACCCTGGAGCAGCGGCTCAACGTCGTCACCGCACTTCAGCGGGACAGCGCGCGGGGCCGAGATTGCTTCTTCATGGACCACAAAAAGCGCCTCGGCGAGCAGCGTCACGCGTGGGTGGCGCTCGCCCGAGTCCGTGACGTGATCGCCGACATGGAGAACATCACCGGGGCGCGGCACTGGGCACGGATCCTGCGCACGGCGGTCGACGGCGAGCCCGTGTCGTCCGGCCCGGCAGCGACCCAAGCGACCGAACCCGTCGACACCGAACTGACCGCCGACGAAGCCCGCGACCTGGCCGACGAACTCAGCATCGACCTCTACCGGGCGCAGGACGCCCTCGCCTTCGTCGGCGAGTGCTGCGACATCGCCGACCGGGAACAGCAGCCCATCACGACCGGCGACGTCCGCGAGTGGCTGAAGGGCGCACGATGCGGGCGGCAACTCGCAGCCGACGCCACGGCGCACCGCTACTGCATCCTCTGCGGCACCCGATTCCAACCCGGCCACACCTGCGACCCCGCCGGCCTACGCCGGGTGTACGGCAGCCTCGTCGACCGCGCCGAGCGCAGCCACGAGCGGGCCGAGCTGCTCACCGCCACCCTCCGCGAAGTCCTCAACGCGTTCACCACAGCCCGGCGAGATGACGGCGTGATCGCTGGCCACCTCCTCGAAGGCGCCATCCACCCCGACGACATGAACCGCTGGCACGCAGTCCTCAACCCGACCAAGGAGCAGCCCCATGTATGAGTACGCCGCCCGCCTCACCCGCATCGTCGACGCCGACACCTGGATACTCGACATCGACCTCGGCATGCACGTCTGGCAGCACGGTGTCCGCATCCGCGCCGCCGGCCTCAACGCACCCGAACTCTCCACCCCCGAAGGGCAGCAGGCGCGCGAATGGGTTGGCGCCTGGTTTGCGAAGCACGCCCCCGACTGCATCATGACGGTGCGCACGCAGAAGGACCGGGCCGACAACTACGGCCGCCTACTGGGCACGATCTCCACGCCGGACGGGGCGTGCCTCAACACCGACATGCTCGCCGAGGGGATAGCCGTGCCGTGGCCGCGCCCGGCCACAGACGTGAAGGAGACGTCCGGTGCCTGACCTGCACGGCTGGATCACTCAACAGATCAACGCCGTCGAGGAGACTGCCCGGCGCGCGCTCGACGAGTTCGTGTACTTCGACGTCGCCGACGAGCACGTGGCCGAGCACTACCAGCAGGCCGGGTCCCCGGCCGCCGTGCTGCGCCGGTGC